AAACCAAATTCAAGTAATTTTGAGTTTTTCTTTACAGCTGCAAACTTTTTGCAGTATTCTGACGCACTCCGTATAGTTCGTGCAGAGTCATCGGTATTAAACGCTGGTGCAAACTCAGGCATACTTATTCGTGATGATGATCATTACGAAGCTTCATTTTCCACAGGACAAGGTTCTCATGGTGAGTGGACTGCAAGGACGGCTGGAACACATGGCAACTCGCTTGGTGTGGATATTTGCGCTGGCAAAAGAGCATTCAAACAACCACTTGGAACACTTAACCTAGTAAATGGTGCTGGTGCAGTTGGTGATTTATCAATTACAGTTGATGATCAAGATGAAACTAATGCAGCAATCATTGTTGGTGATATCATTTCATTCCAAACAAACAACTCAGTTACAGCAGTTGTTAATGGTGCAATAACAGTTGCAACTAAAAACTTAGTAATTGATGGAAACTCTGGTACTGCCGCAGTTGGACAACGAGTAATCGGTGCTGGTATTTCTGATGGTGGTGAGGTTGTTAAAATTGCAACAGTAACCGACCAACTGAACGTCATTCTTGATAAAGCAATTATAGTTGCAGATAACGTAGTTCTTGCACTTACAACAGATGCAAACGTAGAGTCTAAAAATCAAGAATACGAAGTAACATCACTATCCAGTGAAACTTTAACAATTCGTTTGTTAGATGATCCTTCTGGAGCTGGACTTCAGACAATTATTCCTGATAACTCATACATCACACGCCGATGGCGTTTCAGTGACCTTTTTGATGCTGCTCCAGGCACATCTCCTTGGTCAACTTTAAATGGTCGCGGTGAAGAAGATGAACTTCATGTTGCAGTATACGACAAAACTGGTGATCTCACTGGTTACGATGTTGATGTTGCAGGTGGAAGGACAAGTTCAATTCTTGAAGTTTTCCCTGCTATGTCAAAGAATACAGCTGCGAAATCTCCACAAGGAGATAGCATCTATTATCCAAATGTTATTTTCCGTAAGTCTACTCTTATTTACTGGACAGATCATATTTCTGCTGGTAGTAATTGGGGTACAGATTTTGCTTCAGGAACAGACTTTACATTAGTAAGTGGGGTTACTGTTGATACATTAACTGGTGGAACAGATGATTATTCTGTTACTGCTGGTGAACTGGAACTTGCATACGATAAGTTTGAGGACACAGAAAATCTTGACATTAACTTAGTATTAGGTGGGCCAAGTTCTGGTGTTGCTGATACTGTTCTTGGACATGATACACATGTAACAATGATTACAGACCTTTGCGAAACTCGTAAAGATTGTGTAGGATTTGTTTCTCCGTATCGTAGTGCAACAGTTGGTGGTACAAGTAATGTAACTATGACCAAGAATGTTAAAGATGCGTTTGATACTTGCCCATCTTCATCTTACATGGTATTCGATAGTGGATACAAATACATGTATGACAAGTACAATGATGTTTATCGGTATGTGCCACTGAATGGTGATACAGCTGGTCTTTGTGCAAACACAGATAATGTTGCTGATCCTTGGTTCTCACCTGCTGGTTATAATCGCGGTATTATAAGAGGTGCAATTAAACTTTCTTATAATCCACAGAAACCAGATAGAGATATTCTTTACAAAGCTCGGGTTAATCCAGTAGTTAATTTTCCCGGCATTGGCGTAACACTCTTTGGTGATAAGACTGCTCTTTCTAAACCAAGTGCATTTGACCGTATTAACGTGCGCCGACTGTTCCTTGTTCTTGAAAAAGCAATCGCAACCGCTGCTAAATATCAACTCTTTGAATTCAACGATGAATTTACAAGGGCGCAATTTAGAAACCAAGTTGAACCTTTCTTACGAGATATTCAAGGTCGAAGAGGCATCACTGATTTTTCAGTAAAATGTGATGCAGCAAATAACACTGGTGAAGTTATTGACCGAAACGAGTTTGTTGGAGATATTTACATCAAACCTGCTCGTTCAATAAACTTTATCTCATTAAACTTTATTGCGGTACGAACTGGTGTATCGTTTAGCGAGGTAGGGGGATAAGACATGGCTACTATTAACGACTTTAAAGCAAACTTAATCGGTGGTGGCGCAAGAGCCAATCAGTTCAGAGTGACTATTACGCCTCCGCCCGGCATCGCAATTGGTCTTGATGTTCGTAGAACATCTTTCATGTGTAAAGGAACTAATCTTCCTGCTCAAGAATTGACTCCAATTGAAGTTCCCTTTCGCGGCAGAAAAATTTATATTGCTGGTGATAGAGAATTTGCTGAAACTTGGACTACTACATTCATTAACGATACGGATTTTATGGTTCGTAACGCATTGGAACGATGGTCTAATGGAATAAATGACTTGGCACTAAACACTGGTGTTATTGACCCTGCTGATTATCAGACAGATTTGACTGTTGAACAATTGGATCGTGACGATACAATTCTGAAAACATATATCTTTAGAAGTGCATGGCCAGTAAGTATTACTGCAATTGAACTATCTTCAGAATCAGCTGATGCTCTTGAAGAGTTTGAATGTACGTGGAGATATCAACACTTCGAAGCTTCAGGCGTCAACTTTTAGTCCTACTAAATAGTTATAACTAGTAGGAGATATTATGGCTGAGTTATTTGGTTTCAAGATTGAAAGATCATCTAAGGATTCGGGTGGGGAAGCAACCTTCTCCACCCCAACTTCTGATGACGGTACTATTGACGTTGCCGGTGGTGGTTTTTTTGGACAAGTTTTAGACACTGATGGAAGAGAACGAACCGACTTAGATTTAATTCGGCGGTATCGTGATATGGCTCAACATGCAGAATGTGATACTGCTATTGATGATATCGTGAATGAAGGTATTGTTTCCAATCAAAACGATCAAGCAGTATCAATATCTTTAGATCGTTTACCTTATCCAGATAAAATTAAAAGAAAAATCAGAGCAGAATTTGATGAAGTTTTGCGTCTTTTAAACTTTGAGCAAAAGGGCCATGATGTTTTTAGGCGATGGTATGTAGATGGTAGAATTTACTACCATAAAGTAATTGACGTTAAAAATCCAAGAAGGGGAATTACAGAATTAAGATATATTGATTCTATGAAAATCAAAAAAGTCAGAGAAGTTAAAAAGAATGTTGATTCCAAAACTGGAATTGAAATGACTGAAAAAATTGATGAATATTTTATATATAATGAAAAAGGTTTAGGTTCTTCTTCTGTGGGTGCGGCTGGCCAAGGTATAAAAATATCTAAAGATTCAATTTCTTATGTACCTTCTGGTTTGCTTGATGGTAATAGTGGTAGAGTAATTTCTTATTTAAATAAAGCTATAAAACCTGTAAATCAATTGCGTATGATTGAAGATGCGCTTGTTATCTATCGTATTTCAAGAGCCCCAGAACGCCGCATCTTTTATATTGATGTTGGTAATCTTCCAAAGATTAAAGCTGAACAGTATCTCAAAGATGTAATGAATCGTTATCGCAATAAGTTGGTGTATGATGCAAATACTGGTGAAATTCGTGACGATAGAAACCATATGAGTATGTTGGAAGATTTTTGGTTGCCTCGTCGTGAAGGTGGTAGAGGAACAGAAATTACAACATTACCTGGCGGTTCTAATCTTGGAGAGATTGATGATATTCAATATTTCCAAAAGAAATTATATCGTTCTCTTAATGTGCCAATTTCTCGTATGGAATCCGATGCTGGATTTAGTCTTGGCCGTTCAACAGAAATAACAAGAGATGAATTAAAATTTACGAAATTTGTACAACGAATTCGTAAGAAATTTTCTCCATTGTTTACAGATATTCTTAAAACACAACTCTTACTAAAAGGAATCATTGCTCCCGAAGATTGGCCTGAAATACAAGAACATATTCAATATGATTTTCTTGCTGATGGACACTTTGCAGAATTGAAAGATGCAGAACTTTTAGAGAATAGACTTAATCAGTTACAAACAGTTGAAGCTTATATTGGAACTTTCTTCAGTAAAGAATATGTGTTGAAGAAAGTATTGCGTATGAATGATACAGAAATTCAAGTGATGCGTGATCAAATTAAGAAAGAGACTGAACTTGATCCAATGGATGGTGGAATTGTTGTGCCAGATGGTGGTGACGGTATTCAAAGAATTCCAGTTGGGCCTGATGGTATGCCTATGGACCCAGCTGATAGTGCTGCTGATCGGGCCGACAAGGCTATGGGTCTAGACCCTGATGCAGAAGAAGAACCGCCTGAAGAAGAACCAGTGGAAGATGATAAAGAATTTCATGTTAAGAAAGGAAAGAGATGATGAGTAGAGAATTTGTAGATTCGGTTGTATCGGGAAATAATATAGAAGCAGAAGCTGCTTTTAAAAGTTCAATTTCTACAAAGGTTGGCGATGCTCTTGAAATTAAAAGAAAAGAACATTCAAAAGCTTTTGTAAATAATGTTAGCCCAGAGGAAACTGATGTTGACGCTTGAAGAAGTGTATAGTTCAACCGTTATTGAAAAGGATGAGCATAGAAAATCTCGGCAGTACAAGAAATTGTCTCCGAAGATGAAGGATGCTATTGACCAAATTTTCGGAATTATGGATTCTAAACCTTCAGATTTCCTAAATACTTTCGAGAAAACTATAAAAGATGTATCAAAAAAGTTTAAGGTATCGGAAAAAGACCTGATGAATTATTTTGAAAAAGAAATGTTATCAATTTAGGAGTGGATAATGGCCATTGCAACACAGACATTAGTTGATTCGGACTTTGAAATTATCACAAAGCATACGATTACAGGAACAAACGGAACCGCATTAAAGGTAGTAGATGTTTCTGAAATTGCCGGTGCGGCTACCGCTCCTAGAGTATCAATCGTTGCTTGTCAGTGGACTGTTAGTTCAGTAACAGAGATTGAATGGGACGCTACATCAAATGTAACTGCACTTACATTAAATGGTAATGGTACATACAATGGTGGTGGCCAGTCTTTACCCTCACTTTCAAATAACGCTGGTAGCGGTATTACTGGTGACATCTATATAGAAAATGACAGCGCTTGCGTAGGTACTATTATTATAAAAATGAAAAAAGTATCTGGTTTCGATAATATCACATAAGGGATAATGTTATGCATACAGTAAAATTATTTTCGGAAGCAGTAGAAAATGTAGAATACATTTGCGAAGAAAAAGATGGTGGCAAGAAAACTTATAAAATTCGTGGTATTTTCATGCAAGCTGACATTAAAAACCGTAATGGTCGTGTTTATCCTATGGAAATTCTTCAGAACGAAGTTCAAAAATATAATAAGAATTTTATCAAAGAAAAACGTGCATTTGGTGAGCTTGGACATCCTGATGGGCCAACGGTCAATCTGGAGCGTGTCTCCCATATGATTACTTCTTTGACACCAGATGGTAAGAATTTCATTGGTGAGGCTAAGATTATGGCCACTCCTATGGGCGAAATAGTTAAAAATCTTATGGATGAGGGTGCTAAGTTAGGAGTTTCATCTAGAGGTATGGGTAGTTTGGACCAAAAAAATGGTGCTAATTATGTGAGAGATGACTTTTATCTTGCAACCGCTGCTGATATTGTTGCAGACCCTTCTGCACCAAATGCTTTCGTAGAAGGTATTATGGAAGGTAAAGAATGGGTTTGGAACAATGGAGCGTTAGTAGAAGCGGAACTTGTTGAGTTAAAACAGAAATTTGATGTTAAAAAACGTCAAAGGAATGCAAAAGTTGAGGCTTTAGAATTTGCTAAATTCCTCAAAAGATTATAATTTATAAATATAATAACACAAGGTAAGGAGACAAACCTATGTCCGAATTAGAACAGACAATTGAAGAACTTGAGGCAGAGGTTCTTGCAGAACTAGAAGAAGCCTCAGAGAAACCTTTAGGTAAGGCGGCGGACCTTGGATTGGGTTCAAATAATGCTGG